CAACTGCTTGAGCTTGCCCTTTACGAGGTCAGCCTTGTTACCATCCCGATGAACGAGCGCGCGGTTATCACTTCGGTGAAATCGCTCGTTGAGGATGGCCGGCTTCCGACCTTGCCAGAATTTGAGGATTTCCTGCGCGAGGCAGGGTTCTCGAAAAGTCAGGCCACCGCAATTGCGGGCAAAGGCCTGGCACCGCTGTTCCGGAGTGAGTCTGGCAGCACACCATCCGACTTTCTGTCGGCCTTGAAGGCGCAAATCAGCGCCTGATCCCACTTCCAAACAGGATACAATTATGAGCGATGCTAAGACCGCCGAGCAGCTTGCCGGCGAAGTGAAAGGCGTGCTCGACGCACGTTTCAATGAAGTGAAGTCCAGCCTTGAGGCACGCCAGAGTGAACTGCGCAGCAGCCTTGATGCTCGGCACGACGAGATCAAGTCGGACCTCGATGCAAAGCACGATAAGGTGAAGGCGCTTGCCGAGGACGCACTCGGCAAAGCCCAGCGCGGCGAAGACCTATCCAATGCGACCAAGGAACTGGCCGATGAGGCGCTTGTTGCGCTCAATGAAGCCAAAGCGCGTCTTGACGAGGTCGAACAGAAGCTCGCTCGCCGCGTGGCAGATGATGCCACCCCTGAGTTCAAGACGATCGGCGAGCAGGTCGTCGCCGACGATGCCATCAAGGCTTTCCTTGGCAATAACACCGTGCGCGGCCGTGCCAGCGTTGAGGTGAAGGCGATAATTTCGGCTCTAACTACAGATGCCATGGGCTCGGCAGGCGACATGATCGTAGCTGATCGTCTCCCTGGCATTGTTATGCCGGGTCAGCGCCGCCTAACGGTGCGAGACCTCCTGACCCCGGGGCGGACAGCCAGCAATTCGGTACAATATGTCAAAGAGACGGGCTATGCTAATGCGGCAGCGACCGTCTCGGAAACCACCGGCCCGACCAAACCGCAGTCCGACATCAAGTTCGACGTGCTGACCAGTAACGTCACCACGATCGCGCACTGGGTGCTGGCAACGCGCCAGATTCTGGACGATGTGCCGATGCTCCAGTCCTATATCGACGGGCGTCTGCGCTATGGCCTGGCGCTGGTTGAAGAAAACCAGCTGCTGAACGGCAGCGGGACGGGCACGGATCTTGCCGGCATCTACACGCAGGCAACTGCGTTTACGCCGCCAATCACCATCCCGGCAACGGTCACCCGTATCGATGTGCTGCGCCTCGCCATGCTTCAAACAGCTTTGTCCGAACTCATGTCGACAGGCGTCGTTCTGCATCCAGCAGATTGGACTGCCATCGAACTTTTGAAGGACGGCCAAGGGCGGTTCATCGTCGGCAATCCGCAAGGAACGATCACGCCTACACTTTGGGGCCAGCCGGTGGTTGCAACCCAGTCGATGGCAACGGGCAAGTTCCTGACCGGCGCTTTCCAGCTCGGCGCGCAGATCTTCGATCGGATGGACGCGGTGGTCGAGATTTCGACGGAGGATGACCAGAACTTCCGCAAGAACCTTGTGACGGTGTTGGCTGAAGAACGGCTAGCGCTCGCGGTCTACCGCCCCGAGGCCTTCGTGAAAGGTGACTTCACTGCTGCTGCTACGGCTGCCACCAAGGTTTAATGATCGGGGAAGGGCTGGCCTCTGGGCTGGCCCTTCTTTCCTTCTAGGAGATGAGCGGATGTTTCTAAAGGCACTCGATACCATTCATGTGAGCTCGGTGAGCTCAGACAACATCATTGCGGATCAGACATTCGAGATCGACGATTTGGGCGGTCGCAGCCTGATCGAGCGGGGCCTGGCTATCGAGGTTGATGCGGCAGCGGCTGCAAAGCCAGAACCCGCCGAAAAGGCCGAAGCGCAGCCGGTGAAACCCTCGCAGGCCGAGGAAATCACCGAACAGTCGCCGATCACCAATAAGGTAGGCGCACACACCCGTAAAAAGGTGGTTTGATGTCCGAGATCGTCACGATCGAGCCACCCCAGGACCGTGCCGTGACGCTCGAGGAAGCACGCCAGCAGCTTCGGCTTGATGGCCGTGACGAGGACCTGCTGCTCGGCGCTAAACTGGATGCAGCCCAAGCTGAACTGGAACAGCAGACAGGCCTGAAGCTTTGCGAGCAAACGCTTGAATTGCAGCTGGAAGGCTGGCTGGACGAAATCACCGTGCCCATCCGGCCCTCCACGGTGGCAGAGATTCGCTATACTGCCGCCAGCGGCGCAATAGTGCCCCTCCCAGAGACGGACTATATCGTCCGCCGGCGGCATGGGTTCACGCGCATCCGCCCAGCATCGGGCAAGTCTTGGCCGGAACTGGGCGCAGACGGCCTGATCAAGGTCATATTGTTTGCCGGATTTGGCGAGAATGACGCTGATCTGGCGATCGCGCGCGCCGCTGTCCTCGTCAAAACCGCATCTTTGTTCGAAAACCGCGAAGGTGCAGCCTGTCTCGCCTTCGACACGTTGGTGGGTCAGCTCCAATGTCGCTGGATCTAGCCTCGAGGCTCGACACAAGGATCCGGATTGAGCGCAAGGTCATCGCATACGACCCCCTTTATGGCACCGAACAGGTCATGTGGACCGAGTTCGCCTGCATCTGGGCCGAGGTGAAGGACATTCTCCCGTCAAAGGCTGAGCGTCTCGCCGACAGCATCCAGATTGATCGCCGCCCCGCCCGGATCCGCATTCGGCATCTGCCTGGCCTCTCTGCAGATATGCGGGTCATCATCGATAAACGCGTCCACCAGATCATTTCCGGCCCGGCAACGCTGGGGCGGCGGGAGGCCATGGAGTTCGTGGTCGAGGAACATTCGAGCGAAGGAGCAGCACCATGACGATCCGGCTCAAGGGTGGCCCTGAATTGCTGCGCATGCTTGATGAGCTGCCCAAGAACCTCGAGCGCAACGTTATCCGCGGCGGGCTTCACGCCGGCGCCAAGGTGATCCAGCAACAGGCAAAGACCAATGTGCCGGTGAAGACCGGTCAGCTGAAGCGCGCGATCGGTATTGGCACCCGAACCGAGGGCGCCAAGCTCTCGTCTTACGTCAAACTGCGCGGGAAAGGCTCCTATCTCGGGCTGTTCATCGAATATGGCGTCGCGCCCCACCTGATTTCGGTGTCAGACGCCGACAAGCCGGTGCGTGAGACCCGGCGCGGCCCGCGTAAAGTCGGCATCGGTACGATCAACAAGATGCTGAAGCGCGGCAGTCTCAAGATCGGCGAGAACTTCGTCGGACCCGTGGTCATGCACCCGGGCCACGCGGCCAAACCATTTCTGCGCCCAGCGCTCGACCAGAAAGCCGAGGAAGCGGTGAACGCCATGGGCGCCTATATCGCCCACCGCGTCCAGATTGGGAACCTGAAGGCACCGACCCTGGAGGTCGATGACGAATGAACGGGGTGATTGCGGTCCGCTCGCTCCTGGTGGCTGACACCGGAGTGACGGCGCTTGTCCCAAATGCCCGGATCGCCGCTGGAATGCTGCCCCAAGGCACGGACTTGCCGGCGATATCGTTGATGTCGGTCAGCAGCGTTGATCGCAACATTTCCGCGCCGGGCCCCAAACGCCGGGTAACCGCAAGGGTGCAGGTGACTGTGTTGGCGCGAACCTATCCCGAGACGAAAGCCATTCTTGCGGCTGTTCGGGTTGCGGCTGCCGATCGGATGCCCGCCATCAACGGGCTGACAGACGTCACCGTCCACACCGATTCTGCCGGGCCAGACTTTCTCGACGAGGAGACCGGCATCCACATGCAGACGCAGGACTTCCGCGTCTCATTCAACGAGGCGCGTTGAGCCTCAGCTTCATAAGGACTAATATTATGACTGTTCGGACTTCCGCCGGCACCACCCTAAAAGTGTCTGCCGCTATACCTGCGACCTTTGATGCCACCGGTTACAATGCGCTGACCATGACCGTGGTCGGCGAGGTTTCTGACCTCGGCGAGTTCGGCCGCGAGTTCAATCTTGTGACCTTCAACCCGGTCGGTAGCCGCGGCGTGGTCAAGAAGAAGGGCAGCTTCAACCAAGGCACGATGCAGATCCAGCTGGGTCTCGACACCGATGATGCAGGCCAGATCCTATTAAAGTCTGCCTCGCTCTCTGATGCAGATTACAGTTTCCTCGTCACCACCCAGAACGGCGACAAATACTATTTCCAGGCGCAAGTTATGAGCTTCAAGGTCAATGTTGGCTCGGTCGATCAGATTACCACTGCCACGGTGACCCTCGAACTCACCACCAATTCCGCAGGTGTGGGCATTGTCGAGGTATTGGCGCCCTGACGGAGCGACAATGTTCATTTTCTGATATAGATTGACATTTTTGGCGTAAAGTGAACATATAAGCGTGAATGGAGGCCTACTATGCAAGCCGCAACCACTGCCAGCCAGCCTGATCGCAAGGATCTGACCGGGCCTGCGCTCAGGACGTTCTTCAGGATTGCCGATGCATGGGGTCTGAGAGAGCAGGAGCAGATGCGCATCCTGGGTCTCGACAGCCGCTCGACCTTCCAATCCTGGAAACGCGGTGCTGTCGCGGCAATTCCCAAGGATGCGCTCGAACGCATTTCCTATGTGATGGGCATCTACAAAGGGTTGCAGATCCTGCTGCCCAAAAGTGCCAATGACTGGGTGCGTAAGCCCAACAAGGCAAGTGTGTTCGGCGGCCGCCCGGCTATCGATCGCATGACCTCGGGCAATGTCTCCGACCTTTATGTGGTGCGGCAGTATATCGACGCCCAGCGCGGATGAGGGATCTCCCCATTGCTAGGATCGAGTGGCGACCCTGTTATCGGATCGTTCCCAGCCGGTTTCCGCCGGTTGGGCTGTTTGATGCAGTCGCCGATCCCGATGATCTGGAAGCCGTCTTCCAAATAGAGGCGATGACCAACGACCGTCTTCGCGACGAAGTCGGTGAGATTTCCCTGGTGCCGAGCGAAGACCGCGTTTCAGGCCCCGGGACTACGCCGATCATGGCGGCTTTCACGCATCTGAAGCCAGGCGGCGATCGCTTTACCGATGGCAGTTACGGCGTGTTCTATGCCAGTCTGAACCTCGAAACCGCGGTTGCCGAGACAAAGCATCACCGTATGTGTTTTCTCGAGGCGACCGATGAGCCGGCGCAGGAACTCGATATGCGGGTCTATGCAGTGGATCTGGTTGCTGACCTCCATGACATTCGCGGGACGAAGGCGAGCAACCCGACCTGGTATCACCCGACGCGCTACGCCATCTCGCAAGAATTGGCGTGGGAGCTCAGGGAATCCGGTTCCGACGGGATCGTTTACGACAGTGTCCGCCATGATGGCGGCGAATGCGCTGCGATATTCCGGCCTCGGCTCCTTTCCAATTGCCGACAAGAACGCCATCTCTGCTACGTCTGGGACGGGCAGGCGATCGCCATGATCTACGAGAAAAAGAACTTCGGCTAACGGACCGACAATCGCCGAGAATTGTGCGGCGAATAGTAAGATCAATCACCCCAAGAACGACTTGGCTGCCTGACGAGATCAGGTGGCCTGCTTGTGCTTGCCCCTTACAGCAAAGGAATTTCCCCATGTTTGACATCACCACACTCGCTGCAACCGACACGTCCACCTTGGAACTGGTCGGCGCCGATGACGCCCCGCTGTTCGACGAAAAGGGCAAGCGCCTCTCGATCACAGTCTACGGCCCAGGCTCCAAGGTCTATCAGCGCGCCCAGGCTCGCCAGCAGAACCAGCTGATGGACAAGATCAAGAAGCGCGGGAAGATGGACCAGACCGCCGAGGAGAAGCTCGCCGAGCAGGCTGATTTTCTGGCTGCCTGCACGGTCAGCTTCAACGGCTTCACCTATCCGCCCGCCGACGGCCTCGAAGGCCAGGAACTGTTTCGCAAGGCCTATGCCGATACATCGATCGGGTTCATCGCCACGCAGGTCGCCGCTCACATCAATGACTGGGCAAATTTTACGAAGAGCTCAGGGCAGAGGTGAGCCTTTATGTGCGACAACTGGCGTGGCTGGGCACCGCGCCCAAGCCGCGCACTGGAAAAACGCCAAAGCCTGATCCGGAGAGCGAACCGCTGACCCGGCTGCAGCGAATGGCCATCGACGACCTTAGTCCGGACTTTCCACCCATCCGCACCCCTTGGGTGATCGACTGGCTCATGGAAGTCGGCCCCACCGATCCCGGCGCGATGGGCGCAGTACCCATCTCCTGGGCCACGATTGGCGAGTGGCAGCACTGCATGGGGCTCGATCTGCCGCCCTGGCTGGTCCGCCTGCTGCGGCGCCTATCGGTGGAGTTCGTCGCTGAAACTGTCCGTGCCCGCGAGCCCGACTGTCCGCCGCCATGGACTGCCACGTCCGCCCTCAATCGTGATGAAGTCTCCCGGAAAGTATCCAACGCCTTCCGGGCGCTGATGATGTCGAAGGAGCCCAGCACGTGAAAGCAGGCACCCTCGAAATTGAAATGATCACCAACGTCGCCCGGCTCCAGAAAGAGATGGCTGACATGAAGCGCACGGTGGCAGGCGCGATGGGCGACATGGCGGACAGCGCCTCGCGTGCAGACCGGGCGCTCAATGCGGTCGGAGGCGGCGGTGTCACGCGCATGGGCGGCTCGGCCAAGCTTGCCGGGCACCATGTCCAGAACCTCGTCTTTCAGCTCAACGACATGGTGGTCGGCCTGTTCTCCGGCCAGAAACCCATGACCGTGTTCATGCAGCAGGGCACGCAGATCGGACAGATCGCCATGCAGGCCGGTGTCGGCATCGGCGGCATGGCCCGAGCGCTGCTGGGGCTTGCTGCCAGTGCGGCGGCGGCGGCGCTGACAAACCCCTATCTTCTCGCAGCCGCTGCTGCCGCTGGCATCGCGTTCGGCGCATTCAAACTCTTCCAGTCGAGCGTGAAGCAGACGGGCGAGCTCGACCGCTATGCGCAAAGCTTGGGGCTGACCAAGAAGGAAATGGAAAAGCTGAGCCCCGTCGGGATCACCATCGGCGACACGATGAAGGGGCTGTGGAAGACCGTCTCGGATGGGCTCAACCTGGGCTCGGTATTCGCGACCCTCAAGGACTGGGCGGTCACGGCCTTTGAGGCGGTGCTGACTGCTGGCAAATACGCCGTCGCCATTCTCTATGCAGGCTGGGTTGGCGGTTTTAACGCGATCCGGATCACCTGGACCGCATTGCCCGGCGTGGTCGGCGAAGCAGCCGTCGGAGCTGCCAATCTCGCGATTAGCGGAATCGAATATCTCGCCAACAAAGCGATCGCTGCCCTCAACTGGCTAGCCGAATGGGTGAACCCGGTGCTCGACCGAGTGGGCCTCTCGACTATCACGCGGATCGAGAGCGTTGCTCTGCCGCGAATGGAAAACAGCTTTGCCGGTTCGACCGCGCGTATGGGTGCCCAGGTCCGCGACGAGTTTGCATCTGCCTTTGGCGATGCGATGAGCATGATGGACGCCTTTTCAGCACGGTGGCGGGAAAACAGCATCGCTGCTGCCAAGGCCCGGCTTGCCGCCAAGGCGGAAGAGATCCGCGGCGACAGCACCGACCGTGCCAGCAGCGCCAAGGGCCCCAAGGAAACGGAAGCCGAACGCGCGCTCCAGGCCGCCCGGGACTTTGCCGCCAATCTCGTGCTTGAGACCGCCAAGATCGGCAAGACCCCGATCGAGATCAAACGGATGGAAGTCGCAATGGCCGCACTCAAGGCGCCGACCGACGAGGCGCGCATTGCCATTCTCGAAGCGGGTGAAGCCTGGGAGCAAGCGACCCGCGCTTTTGCAACCTCGGAGTTTCTGCGCCAGACGGTCGGCCCGCTTGAACAGCAGGTCGCTTTGCTCGGCCAATCGGCTCGCGCTCAGGCACTCGCCAATCTTGAGGCCGAGCGCGAACAGATCGTTCTCGAACGCGGGGTTGAAGCCTGGGAGCGGTATCGCGCCGCACGGATCCGGCTGATGGAAGCAGACTTTGCACAAAGCGGTCAGGAACAGTTCCTCCAAAGCCTAGAAGACATGGTCTCGGCCACGGAAGCAGCGGCCCAGAACATGGCTGATGCCTTCGGTTCCGTCGGCGGAGCAATTGGTGCGATCACGGTTGAGATCACCCGCTTTGCTTCGGCCCAAGCTGCTGCAGCCCAGCGCGTGGCTGAAGCCGAGCGCGAATATGGGCGCACCTCGTTTCAGTATGCCGACGCGCGTGCAGCGCAGGCATCGGCCGAGATCAATCACTATGGTAATCTCGCCTCGGCCGCGAAGGGGTTCTTCAAAGAAGGCTCGGACGGCTACAAGGCGCTGCTTGCCGCTGAGAAGGTGTTCCGCGCTTTTGAACTGGCGATCGCCATCAAGAATGCGGCGGTGAAGATTGGACTGATCGGAGCGCAGACGGCAGCCAAGGTCACCAGCGACACTGCCATGGCTGCCTCGGACACTGCGCGTGCCGGCGTCGAACAGGGCAACTCGATCATTACGACCGGCATCAAGGCGGTGGAGGCCGTGGTGAACGCCATCCGCTCGCTGCCGTTTCCGCTCAACATTGCGGCAGGGGCCATCACAGCCGGCGTCATTGCATCTCTCGGTGTTGCGATCAGCGGCGCCTTTGGCGGTTCGCCAAAACTGCCTGCCGCCAATGATGGGACCGGCACAGTGTTTGGGGACAGCACGGCCAAGTCGGAGAGCATTGCCAAGGCCATCGATCATCTGCGCGAGGTCGACACGCTGACCATGCGCTACTCCGCCGCCATGCTGGCTTCCTTGCGCAACATCGAGGCCAACATCGGCGGGCTTACCAACCTCATCATCCGCAACAATGGCGCTGAAGCCTCGGCTGCAGGTGTAAACACCGGCTATCAGTCCACGGGCGTGACCGGCCTCACTGGCAAGGGTCTTGAAGGCGTCGGCGCCGTTCTGAACAAGATCCCCATCATTGGCGGCATTCTGGGAGGTCTGGTCGGGCTCGTCGGCAAGGCGTTCGGTGCGCTGTTTGGCACCAAGACTACGATCACCGGCCAGGGCATCTTCGGTCGCGGCCAGTCGCTGGCAGAGATCCTCTCCGGCGGGTTTGACGCGAGCTATTACAGCGACGTCAAGAAGACCAAGAAGTTCCTCGGGATCAGCATGGGCTCGAGTTACTCGACCCGCTATTCGGCTGCCGATGCTGAGCTCGAGCGCCAGTTCGCGCTGATCTTCTCCGGCTTCTATGATGCGATCTCGGCCGCAGCCGGGCCGCTGGGCTTGTCGCTGAGCGAGGTCCAATCCCGCTTGCAGGGTTTCGTCCTCAACATCGGCAAGATCGATCTGAAGGGCCTGACCGGCGCTGAAATCCAGGAAAAGCTTACCGCTGTCTTTGGCGCAGCGGCCGACAATCTGGCCCGTTATTCCGTGCCCGGTCTCGAGCAATTCCAGAAGGTTGGCGAAGGCTATTTCGAGACGCTGATCCGTGTTGCCTCCAGTGTCGAGGCGGTGAGTTCCTCGCTCAGCCTGCTCGGCACCTCGGTCGAGGATTTGAGCTTTGCGTCTAGGATGAACCTTTTCGACCTGTTCGGTTCGGCCGGTGACATGACCTCCGCGACGGGCGAGTATTTTACGCTCTATTACAGCAAGGCGGAACAGGCGTCGGCCCAGACCGCGCAGATGGCCCGGGTGTTCGAGAGTCTTGGGCTTGGGCTGCCGCAAAGCATCGCAGGCTTCCGGGCGCTCGTCGAAGCGCAGGACCTGACCACCGAGGCTGGCCGCGCGGCCTATGTTACCCTGATCCAGCTGGCGCCCGCCTTTGCTGAGCTCATTGGCGCGGCCCAGGACGCAGCCAGTGCAGCCGCCATTGCCGACGAGCGTCTGTCACTCGAACGTCAGCTGCTGGAGGTTCAGGGCAATAGCGCGGCGCTTCGGGCGCTCGATCTGGCCCAGATCGACGAGAGCAACCGTGCGCTGCAGCAGCAGATCTGGGCGCTGCAGGACCAGCAAAAGGCAGCTGATGAGGCTGCCGCCGCGGCCGAAAAGCTACGCTCGGCCTGGGAGAGCATTACCGATAGCCTGTTGTCCGAAGTTGCCCGCATCCGTGGGAGCATCGGCAGCGGCACCAAAACCTATGTTCAGGTTCTGTCTGAGTTCAACGCCGCCACTCTTGCTGCCCGGGCCGGTGATCAGGAGGCGGCCAAGTTGCTGCCTGGGCTCAGCCAAAGCCTGCTGACGGTGGCGGCCGATGCGGCCACCTCGGCACAGGAACTGGCGCGCATTCAGGGTCAGACCGCTGCCAGCCTCGAGCAGACCGTCGCGATCATCAACGGGATGGCCGGGCTTCCAACCGATGCTGCGGCGGCTGCCGCAGCGAGCACACCCACCTGGTGGGAGCAGTTCGCCTCCAATCAGTCGGCGTCAGTGTCTTTGCCGGCCAATGACAGCGCCACGGTGCTGGTCGACGGGCTCATCGCGCTCCGTCAGGAGCTCGCCGACCTGCGCGGTGAACAGCGGATTGCCTCGGCTACGATCGCTTCGGGCACCAGCAAGACGGCCCGCATCCTCGAACGGGTGTCGCCAGATGGCGATGCGCTCACGGTGAGGTCGGCGGCATGAAGCTAATCCGGCCTACTATGCTTTCCGATGATAATTTGATTAGTAGCACAGCCCCGGAGAATGACCACCCGGTCTGGGCCTCCGACACTGCCTATACGGTAGGGGCTCAGGTGATCTTGGCTTCAACGCATCGGCGGTATGAGGCGCTGGCGGCATCAATTGGAGTTGATCCGGCGATTGATTCTACAAAATGGATCGATCTCGGGCCCACCAATCGCTGGGCTATGTTCGATAACCGGGTTGGCACTGCAACGATCCGCAGCGGCGGACTGCACGTCGTTCTGGCACCAGGTGCCACCGACAGCATCGCACTGATTGATACGGATGCTGAGAGCGCCCGGGTCACGCTAACGGTAGCCGGCACGCAAATTTACGATCGCACCCAAAGTTTTAATGCCGGCGGGAATGCCATTGATAGCTGGTTTACCTGGTTCTTCGAACCGCTGGGTAAGAAAAACAGCCTGCTGTTCCTTGATGTCCCAGTCTACGAGACTGGTGTGCTGACCGTCAGTATGACGCGCGATAACTCGGAAGATCTGGTCTCCTGTGGAGCGCTTCTGGTGGGCCGCCAGTTCGATATAGGTGAGACCGAGCACGGCGCTGACGTCGGGATCATCGATTATTCGAGGAAAGAGACCGACCAGTTCGGCGTGACCTCGGTGGTAGAGCGCGCCTTTGCTAAGCGGATGACGGCCCGGGTTGTCATGCAAACCTCGGCAATTGATGATGTTCACCGAACGCTGGCCGCCATCCGAGCAACACCGATCCTGTGGATTGGCTCGGAGAGCTTCGAGAGCCTCACCGTATTCGGCTTTTACAAAGAGTTCGCAATCGACCTTGCCTATCCGACGGTCAGCTACTGCAGCCTCACCATTGAAGGGCTGACCTGATCTTTCTGGCCTGATCCTCACTGCCTTTTCAAACTGAAGGTATTCCATGCCGATAACTGCTTTGCCGACGCCGCCCAGCCGGGCGGACGCGACGAATTTCAACGCGCGCGCTGACGCCTTTCTGTCTGCGCTCCCAACCTTTGCCAGTGAAGCCAACACGCTTGCGAGCGAGGTCAATGGCTATGCCAGTAATGCGGCGGCAAGCGCTGCAACGGCCACTAATGCGCCCGGCACCAGTGCCACCAGCACAACCTCGCTGGCGATCGGCACCGGATCCAAATCGCTGACTGTCCAGACGGCAAAGGCCTTCGTGGTTGGCCAATGGGTCACTGTCACCAGCACGGCTGCGCCAGCAAACTGGATGCATGGTCAGATTACTGGTTATACCAGTGGGACCGGCGCGCTTGTCGTCAACGTCTCGGCGATCGGCGGCAGCGGTACATATGCGGCCTGGACGGTTGGCCTGAGCGCTCCAGCTCAATCGAGCGCGGCGCTGCTTTCGACATCAAGCTATGCTGATCCTGGCTGGCTGACTTCGCTCGCCGCGTCCAAGCTTACCGGCACGCTGCTTGTTGCTGGCGGCGGCACTGGCGGAACCACCGGGGTTGAAGCCCGCGCCAATCTCGATGTGCCATCCCGTTCTGGCGTCGGCGCTTCGGGCACCTGGGGCATTTCCATCAGTGGGAGTGCGGCAAGCGCCAGCACGGCAACGACCGCAACGGTTGCTGGCACCGCCAACGCCCTCAACACGGCGGGCAATTATCAAGTTGGCTCGCTTGGTGTCGGCACACCTGCCTCCGGGATCACTGGCGAAATCCGCGCGACGGGGGACATCACCGCCTATTTTGCTTCCGATGCGCGTCTTAAGGAGAACATCCGGCCAATCGGTGGCGCGCTGCGCGCCGTTGCAGAGATTGGCGGCAAGTTTTTCGACTGGCGCGACGATCACATTACGGCCCGGGGAGGCGAAGATGATCTCTTTGTACGCAAAGCTGACTTCGGCGTGATCGCCCAAGATGTCGAGCAGGCCTTTCCGCTTGGCGTGCGCACCCGCCCTGATGGCCACATGGCTGTTGATTATGCCAAACTGACTGCACTTGCGTTCCAGGCGATTGTCGAACTCAAAGCCGAGCTTGACGCGATGCGCTCGCAGGTGACGGCCCCAACCATCAAGGGGGCTGACCATGGCTGAGCAAGACCCCGCCGTTGAAATGGCGCTCATCCGCGCTGACCTCGAAGCTGTCCAGGAAGAACTCAAGGCCGTGCGCAAGGAACTGAAGGACCTGCTCGACGCTTGGAACACTGCGACCGGCGTGGTCCGCTTCGTCAAATGGCTCTCGACCCTTGTGACCGCGCTCGCGGTGATATTTGCGGCCATCAAAGGCTTTTCGGGCCGCTAACCTTCAGGAGAATTCTCATGAACCCTTTGCCTCTGGCCTATGGCTGGATCGATGACCTGCAGCTGCTGCCCAAGATGGTTGCAGAGGCGCGCAAACTATTCGGCACGGCTGAAGCTCAAGGGCCTGCCGATAATCCAGTGATCCTGGGCTGGGCCAAGGAGCTCGGGCTCGCCAAGGTTTACAACCATGACGAGATCCCGTGGTGCGGGCTCTTTGTAGCCATTGTCGCCAAGCGCGCTGGTAAAGCGCTGCCTAATCAACCGCTCTGGGCGCGCAACTGGGCAAAGTTCGGCAAGGCCGCTGACAAGGCCCAGCTAGGCGATGTGCTGGTGTTCCGCCGCGGTCAAGGATCAGGTCACGTCGGG